GATTTAGATATTAGATTAAATTTGTTAGAACAACCAAAATATATTACAGGTAATTCATGTGGCAACAAGATGTATTCAGATTTTCCTTGTATGCGACATGAGGGCTGTATAAAGGTAGATTAATATGATGACTATCCTACAACATATTATTCCAATAGCTTTAGGATTCTTTGCCAAACTACTAGCTATTAAATCACAGCAAGCACATGATCAACACAAGCTCATGCTGGAAGTGCTAGCTGCCAAGGAAGGCGCATTAGAGAAAGCACGTGAACAATCTAACAATGAATCACCTATGGCTGCATGGAATCGTAGGATCCTTATGCTAATTATTTTGGCACTCGTAGCTGTCTATCCTATTGCTGGACTTATTGGTGTTGATACAGTCGTAGAAGTTAAAGAGGAACCCACCTCATTCTTGTTTGGTTTATTTGAGTTTGGTGGTGGATCCACTTTTCAAACAGTTAAAGGCTTGTTTAAGTTTGAGGAAATATTCCAATGGGCCACCATGATTGTTGAATTTTATTTTGGAGGCCAACTTGCTAAAGGCCGTTAGTGTATTACTTGTATTACTGATAGGCTGCGCTCCCAAACAAACAGGGTGGAATGTAGAAGTTATCCCCGTGATGGATACAGAAAGTTATATCGAGTATGAACTTGCGAAAGATCAATAGTCTGATATCATAGTGTTATCCATAAACTTCATAGGATAATACATGTATAAATCTGTTTTAGTTATATCTGATTTACACATCCCTTACCATCACCCTGATGCATTCTCATTCTTAAAGGCACTTAAAAAAAAATATAAGCCAGACCTCGTTGTCAACATTGGAGATGAGATTGATCAGCATTCAATTAGTTTTCACAACCATCATCCAGATCTCAAGTCACCGGGCGATGAGTTACGTGAAGCAAGAAAATATGTACAAGAGTTAGAAAAAATTTTTCCGGAGATGACCTTAGTACACTCCAACCATTCTTCTCTTGTGTACCGTCGAGCTGTGGCTCATGGCCTAAGTCTTGAATATCTGAAGTCATACAATGAGTTCTTACAAGTAGGTCCCGGCTGGCAGTGGGTTGATGATCTAGTCATCACTTTATCTGACGGTGAGAAATGTTTCTTTACCCACGGCATGTCCGCTGATGTCATGAAAGTGGCTCAGCAGTACGGCATGAATTCTGTTCAAGGTCACTATCATTCTAAGTTTAGCATTGGCTATTATTCCAACCCGGACAAGCTCGTGTTCGGCATGCAAACCGGTTGCCTTATCAATCAGAAAGAACTTGCTTTTGAGTATGCAAAAAACTTTAAGTCAAGATTCATTGTAGGTTGTGGTATGATACTAGAAGGACAACCAAAACTAATGCCAATGGTATTACTCGATGGAGGATCATGGACTGGGAAAATAGTGTAGAGTTTATTTCTGAAGCTGACGAACAGCAAGCCGCCGTGCTTGACAAGCTCGTTGGCAAAAAGATATGGAACGTAGAATTCCTAGAGGATGATGAGCAGTCTATGATTAAGATACTTTTTTCTGAAAAGGAAAATGATTATCTACTCATCCATTGTGAAGGTGCCGATCTGTATTTGGTTGAACCTACTCCAAATAAAGTCCATTGATGGAACTCCATTTTGTTTTATTGCTTATGATGGGGGGTGAACCCCAATATGTGGGTACCTTTTTAAATTGTGAAGTTGCACATGCTTATGCAGCTGAAAATTTTATAACCGATTTACGAACGATTTGCCTTCATGAAAACTTTATTAACTTACCTGACGATTTTAAACACAAATATATTCATATTGACCACAACCGTCCAGTTTTGTACGTTCAATCACAAAAATGACCTCGTGTAGGCTCCGTAGAGCGACGATCTTGACCGCGCCTAGGGTAAGGTATCAAAAAATATAAAGTCATCACCATGAGCTTCATACGGGCTAGAACGGGGGTTCCCCATGTAAAGCGGTAAATTCTTCATTGGTTAGGGGTTTGATCTCTTGAATGGTGAATTCCGGGCGTAATTTTATGAAAGCACGGGCGCTATCTTCATCATCGAACGCCCGAATGCTATCACCATACTCATCTAAAACTATAAATCTAGGTTCCATCCCTCTTGTGCTACTTTTTTTAGTATACGACTATGATCTATATTAACGACTTGCAAACATAATTGCAACATCCGATCATCTTCGTCACATAACCATCGAGTTGCTTCAAGCTTAACAATATTTGAGGGTCCATATTTAATTGCATCTTGAATGGCCTGATATAAAATTGCTTGTAGCAAAGGGATGATTTTTAATTCTAAAGAAGCTGTAGGTTCATTATACAGATCTACAGTTGATGTATGATCATACTCATACTTATACATAATAAACTCCAAGGATTATCATGATGACAATGGCTACCCCAAATAACATAATAGCTATGCAATTAACTATGGAGACTATTATGTGGACAACACCTAAAGCTACTGAAGTTCGCTTCGGTTTTGAAGTAACCATGTACATCATGAACAAGTAATTGTTTATCGGTTGGGCTAGGATTCAACACCTAGCCTCACCATGGTTTCACCAAAATGGTATTTAAATTTAAGTTGTAATGGTGCCGCAACTTTTGATATCTGATCTTCATTAACTTTATACAAAGCTTGCACCTTTTCAACCTTCTTATCATTCGTTGCATCAGCTGCCTCAATCTTCTCAATAATCGCTACAAAAGCCTTAAAGTATTTTTCTTCATCAGGGAAGATAATACCTTCTCTACCCGGAAGACTGAGGCGTATTACTTTTTTCCGGGCGCTGTTTGCGTGGCGACGTTACCATCGTCATCCTCTGGTGCAATGCCACAGGTGGCCATCAAACTATAACGACGCGCATACGTCAAAGCGCTGCCGTAACCTTGGGCGTCACGCTTATTCGCGGGTACGAATAAGGTTCCACCGCTCATGGTCTGCCCTGAATCATGCATGAGTATAGTTTCAATCTTAACGCCATCCTCGCAGTCATGAGTCTTTTGTATAAGAGCTAACCCATTCGCATGTAACGCGTCAATAACAGCTTCGATACAGCCATCAAGGGCTACGTACTTGCTTCTAAAGTGTGGGTTAGTTGCAGTTTTTAATGCGGGTGCAAACTCTTTTTGTGCCGCAATGAAAGCTTTAGCAATCGCCGAGGTTTCCATCATCATCTCCTAAGTATTTAATAATTTGATCTAAATCATTGGGTGTCTGTCCCTTTTGGATAGCGTTACGTAGACGCATACCCCAATAAATAGACCACCGACTAGCATCCTTTACAGGCTCAAGATTCATGACCTTGAGTACGTCTTCAATGCGTTTTGTATTAGCCATTGTATTTGATCCTCAATTTAGATGCACGAATTGTACGTGCGGGTTTAGCGGGAATTTCTTTAGCTGGTACAGCTTTGTAACTAATGTTTGGCCATACAGCTGACCAAACACCGGCTTCAAGGTATTTATGATCGCCCATATTAGCCATGACACGGGCTTGGATATGGTCATACTCTGCCTCTAAAGAACCTATGTCTTCTTTAATTTGCGATAGAGTTTCGATATCTTTTTCCATGTTAGGTAACGATATCACATCATCACTGGCTTGGTCAAATATCTTTGCAGCACTTTGTGATGTCGTGAATTCATACCACTCAGTCTCTTGATTATTAACGTATTTTTGTACACGTCGATCAAAGTCTACAGCGGCGTCTCGTATGGCACTGACGACCTCTTCATCCCTTGGAAAGACATGGATGATAAGTTTAATACCTTTATGTAAAACAGCGACAGCGCCCCATTTAGCATCTGTAATATCCATTTGCATTTGGAGTTGTAAGCGTCCACGATAGTCTGGTAAATCATACTCTGCCTCTTGGCTTGTAAGTTTACCTTCAATGATGCCGGTACCTGTCAGTTTAATTTCATCACCGTAAACGACGATGCCCTTGTCAATATCTGTTTTGAGTACCTTGCTACCACCCGGAACCATACCGTCAAGCGATACAGCCATGGGGTAATGCTCAGAAAAGAATGCTTTTTTAAAGGTTGTTTTAGGATTACCTAAGCCTAACCTATTGCATGCTTCAACGAGAATAGGAACCTCAAACGCAGATCCCCAATGCAAAGCCTCGAAGTCAAGCTCCTTGCGGGGCAAGCCATCCGAGGCATCAAAGGCTGTTTTTAATTGGTCATTAGCTGTCGCAAACGGGTTTTTATGCATAATCGCCGCGATGCTTGAGCCAGTGGCAATATCATCCGGGGTAAGTTTACCTTCGGCTGTTTTAATATTTTTTGTCATGATCTAAGTTTTCCTTTTTGATTACGTAGTAAGCGGTTCCTTTGGTAAAGGGTAGTCCGCGGTAAGTTGTGATTGATAGCTCATTAAGTTTACGCGCAATGATTTCATAATCTGGAAAACCACTCGCGTGTCTATGGGCATCCACGAGATGTTCAAGTACCTCGCGTATTTTGCGCCGATGCTCTTGAGCCTTAGCGGCATTAGCTTTTCCGCCTTGCATCGAAATTTTTTTAATCTTATGCCTTGGTGCGCCTAAAAGTACGCCGCGGCTCTTGGCCTGTGCGAGCGCTTCCTTGGTTCTTTGGCTTATGAGTTCGGCTTCGTGTTCGGCGATCATCGCGTGCATGTGCCATTCGAGTTTGCTCATTTGCTCATGGCCGGCGACAACTAAGGGCACGCCTTGCTTAATTAAGCCACTTATAAAATGCAAGTCCCGGGCGATGCGGTCTGTTTTCGCTAATAAAAGCTTACAGTTCGGCGTGCATTTAAGAACTTTTAATGCTGTAAATAAATTGGGCCTAGTAAAT